CTCGCGTGCTGCCAACACCAATGGTGCTGCAATCAATGCTCCTGTAATCGCAGCTTTACGACCCATAGAAAAAGCATTTTGTCCAGCACGAGCAACGTTCGCCTGCATAGCCATAACTTTTTTTGACATCAAGTCTTTTGCTGCAAATATTGTCGTCACTACATTGGGAGTCATCATTGTTTTTTGTTGTTTGAGTTTTGTCTTTTTATCTCATCTTGTGACTTGTTAAACCAAAATTGTAAACCAAAAACGTCCGCATCATCAAGATACAGACGTTTGCAATAGTGTGGAGTCCATTTGTAAGTTGTTACGCATTCGATAATCCATGTTTCCGCGGAAAGCAAGGTGTCGAATCTTTCTCCATTTTCGTCAACAACTATTGAAAAAAAATTGCTATAGCGTCTGCCACCGATTTGTCCGTGGTGTCCAATGCTCTCAAAACACCCAAAGGCTGTCCGGTTAATCCCAAAAGCATAATTGTATTTGAACGCTCAAAAGCATCAGCATCTTTTACACCTCGTTTGTATTGCTCTAATTGAGCATCATTGATACGGGCTTTAAATGAAATTTGATTAATACTGTCGATAGGAAAATTTAACTTATAATCCCAACCGTTGTTATCATTTAAAACCAGTTGACCCTCTTTTACGGTGTCCACTAAAATATCAACGAACGGACGCAAAGCCTCTCTCCTTGCGGTTTTAATCTTTTTATAGTCAAGCCATTTGTTGACCTCACTAACAGCCACATCCATAGACACGGCATCATGTTCCAATCCTTCCATTTTTTCGATTTGTTATTTTGTGTTGTTTTATCCAACAATTTTTCGCATGATACCACCACCTATTTTCAAGGTGAAAGTAGCCGCGTTAACATCTGATTGAAGATCACCAACAGGCTTACCGGTCATACCCCAAACAGTTCCGTTTACGTGAGAAATTGCCCACTCAGCTGCAATTGGACTTGATGCCAAATCAATAGCAAGCTGAAGGTCATTTCTCTCGTTCATATCGTTTGCGACAACGATTTCAACAGTACTTCGAACTCTATTCATTTGATAAATAGGTTCGGCATCACCGGAAATCATGTTTTGATCGTCTGCATTTCTGAAACCACCTAAATCGAAAGTGTTACCTTCGTTTGACTTCGGATAAAAAACACCCTGCCCCAAAGTCGGGTGGTTGTATCTCATTTCTAAAATATCGCCTCCTGTAGATGCCATTTCTTTACTTTTTAGCTGTTAAAATTAAACCTTGCTTTCGCGTTTGTTGACACGATTCTTGTGAACCCTGAACGCGTATATTCGAATGATGTTTCGAAACGGTCAGGGTTTGTTGTGCTGATATTCACTACCAAGGACTCTTTCGAGAATGAAGGGTCAACAATCAACCCATCAAGTGCTGCGTTATCAAACAATCTGCTCAAAATCTGAACCCATTGCATAGGCTTGATAACGTTTGATGCGCTAACAACAGTCTCGTTTGAAGCAATCGCTTTATCAACAACGTATTGTTGCTCCAACAAATAGTATCTGAAACGCATGTTGAAATCTTGAACCAAACTTCTCACGTATCTGAATTGTGGTGGTGTTTCACCATCCGGGTGGTAAGTCGTGACAAAGTCACAAACTCTATACAAACCATTTGTCAACTCAACAGTTGAATGCCCTTTCTTAACAACCGCATCACGGTTTTGGTAAGAAGACATATAACCAATTGAAGTTGGCGTTGGCATATCAGGCAAAAACTTCCCTGAAATGTCCAAATGTGGTGTGTCTTGTGCTTGTCTAGCCAATAGCAAAGCGTAGTTTGCTGCGGCTTCCATTGGATGCCCTTCTGATAAAGGAGCGGGACACATAACGATTGTAACCTCCGCTTTTTTAGCATCAGTAAAAGTCGTTTCACCTTCCTCTTCTGTTGTACCAGTCAAAGCAAAGAATGGTTTCATCACAATTCCCGTGTAACGTCCTGTTGGTGTGTCGCTTGGTATTCCATTGAAATCTTCAAGAGCATCAACAATCGAAGTGACAGTTCCGTATGGATTCAAAACAATTGTGTTCCAATCGTTGCCGAACAAATTCAAAGAATCAGCAATGCTTGGCGTCCCCGCACCATCCTGAACGCTGTTTACAGAATAGTTAATTCCTGCATCGTTTCCGTTCGTGTTAATTGAAATCAACAAGGCGTTTGATGTAAGTCCTTTCCATTTTGATGTGGCGGTTGCTTCGTAGTCAGTTGATTCAGCGGTAAAAGGACATCCCAAAACATTATTGATTGCATCCTCAATTTTTGCTGTAATTTCTCCTGTAGAATCCCCTGTTTCAACAACGAAATCATAATTTGTTCCATCAACACCAGCACGACCTGAAACAACAAGTGTATGTGTTACTGTCGCTGTTGCTGTTCCAACTGGAGCGATTTCAAAAACCTTTTCAGTAGCACCACCAGCTTCTAATTGTGGGTAAACAATTGTTGGGATTCCCGCAACACCACTTCCCGAATTAGGGCGCAAAATTCGCATCATCATATGGATAGGCGAACCATATCCAAATAAGTCACCGGCTTGTTTTGCCGATGTAATTTCAATTGGAGTTTCAGGGTCAATTCCCGCCTGGTTTAGCGTGTTACCTTCTCCTAAGATTGCGATTCTTTGTGGTAAGTTTGGTGAGGACACTGAGAAATTACCTTTCTCAATCTTATACCCTACAACTTTGGAAACCAATTCTAAACCTACTGCATCTG